AGCAAGTCAAACAACATCATCCACATTTAAAGTAAAAGTTCCAAGAGTATTAAATCTTGAAAAATCAGGAATTTTTGGGGAGTTACCAAAACCTAATGTAAGTAACGTAAATCTAGCAGACTCTCATTTGATTATTAGCAGACAAATAACTGGTGGAGCTGCAAACATTACTAGTAATACAATTTCATTCAATTCATCAGTTGGATTAACAACTTCGGTTGGTATTACAAGTGTATTTTTTGAACCATTCGATGCTGAAAGATATTCAATACATTATCCAGATGGAACAACAGAAAAATTAACTGATGACCAGTTTAGTATTGTTAATGGAGGGGAGACTGTTACCTTTAGTGGTCTATCTAAAGCAAGTGGTGCTGCTGTTGTTAATGTAACACTTAAAAAATTAGGTACAACAAGCAAAACAAAAGATTTTGTTAGAAGTCAAACACTTGAAGTAACTAGAACATCAAGAGTAAACACAATTAATAGTGGACTTACAACAACATCTAATTATGGAATGAGAGTTGAAGATGAAGAAATATCTTTAAACGTCCCTGATGTTGTAAATATTGTCGCAATATACGAGTCAAAAGATACGAACACTCCTGTCTTAGACAAACTAACATTTGTTTCAGGATTAGCATTAAACTCTAATTCTATAATAGGTGAAAAAATTATTGGTAAAGATAGTCGTGCGATAGGTCAAATTGTAAGTAGAACTGCAAATACTGTTGATTTTGTATATTTAAATGGAAATCAGTTCACAGTGGGTGAATTGATAAACTTTGAAGAATCAAATATAGAATCAATACTACAAGGTGTAACTGTTGGTAATTTCATTGACAGAACAACTAATTATACTTTAGATAAGGGTCATAAATTACAATATTGCGACTATTCTAAAATTATTAGAAATGCAAATGCAGGAGCACCCTCTAAAAAGTTATTAATAATATTCGATCAGTTCCAAGGTGGTATATCTGGTGATGTGTTTACAGTTAATTCATACACCGCAGAGAGATATAAAAAAGATATTCCTATTTTAGCAGGTCAAATTGCTGCATCAGATATTATAGATTATCGACCAAGAGTTAAACCATTCAATCTTGCTGATTTTGGAAATAGTACAAATGTTTCACCATTTGCATTTACCAGTAGATCGTTTGAGACATCTAATCCATTTGTAATCACTCCTAATGAAAGCTCAATAATGGGATTTGATTATTATGTAGGTAGAATTGATAAAGTTATCATAGGTCAGGAAGAAAATGTAGATGTGGTAGAAGGAGAATCTGCAGAAAATCCTGTTACACCGTCAGTTAATACTGATGCGATGGAGATTGCTGAAATCATTTATCCACCATACTTATATGATGTAAAAGATGCATTCATAAAAATGAAAGATAATCGCAGATTTACAATGCGAGATATTGCTTCATTAGAAAAAAGAATTAAAAATCTTGAAAATATTTCATCTCTTAATGCTTTAGAATTAGAAACAGCATCATTCCAAGTAAGAGATGCAGATGGTCTTAATAGATTTAAAACTGGTTTTGTTGCTTACAATTTTAGAAATAGAGACTTCATAGATTTTAGTAATGAAACTGGTTCAAGATGTGATGTAGATGTAACTAACGAACAATTATACTCTGCTATAGATTACTGGTCTATGGATCCAGAATTAGCTTTAGATTCCAATATTGATGTAAATACTGCAGATTTAAATTCTAATTTAAAACTTTCTGATCCAAATTGTCAAAAAACTGGTGATTTAATTACATTAGCATATGAAGAGGTAGATTGGATTGAAAATCCACAGGCAACTACAACAGAAAATGTAAATCCATTCAACGTTATTGCTTTTCATGGATTAGTCATTCTTGATCCACCATCAGATAACTGGACTAGAACAATTTATATTAATAATAAAAGAGTAGAGTCCACAGGAAATACTTGGGCTGAAAGATCAAATATTGTTCGTGATGTATCTGTTAGAGGTAGAACGAGAACAACCACTACTACAACTCGTACTGGTAATGAAACAAGAACAACAACTAGATCAACAACACCAGTTACTCGTACAGTAGAAAGAAGTTTTACAAATGTCCTTGAAGGAAATGAGGAAGAAAGAGATTTTATTGAGAGTACTAAAGTAGAAAGTGAAGTTGATCCATTTATGAGGTCAAGGAACGTTACTTACTTTGCTAGTGGATTAAAACCTCTAACGAGACATTATCATTTCTTGGATAGTGGAATTCCTGATGTTATTCCTAAATTATTTGAAATACAAATGACATCTGGTACTTTTACCGTTTTTGAAGATGTAAAAGTAGAACTTAATGGAGTAGAAATAGGTTTATTAAGATCTCAAGAACCAAATCACAAGTTTGGTGATTTATCAAGACCAGAGGTTGCTGCAGCGTTAGGTTCACCTAGCGTAAGTGTAGAGAAATATATAATTGATCCATATGATCAATCAAGACCTGCACCATCATCAACGTATTCAGCAACATCAAGATTATTCAATGTTGATTGTATCGGTTTAGCACATAATGAAAAATATTTTGGATATGTTGTAAAAGGTGCAAAACTAACAGGAAAAACAAGTGGTGCAGTTGCATCAGTAACAAATGTAAATTTACTTTCTGATAATTGGGGAGATGTTATTGGTTCATTCTTCTTCAGAAATGCAAACCAAACACCAAAACCACCAACATTATTCACCTCTGGAACAAAAACATTTAAAATAACATCTCAAGCAGATGGAACTATACCATTACCATCAGATATTCCGTTAGCAAGTAGTTGTACTGGAACGTTCCTTGGAACTGGAACTATATTAACACAAACAAATAATATCGTACAGGTAAGGAATCCACCTCGTCCTCCAGAAAAGGAAAATGAGATTGTTGTTACTACAAGGAATGAAGTTACCAGTAGAACAGTAGCAACACGTAGAGGGGGTAGAAGAAGAAGGAGAGGAGGTAGAAGAGGTGGTGGAAGAAGAGGAGGAGGAAGAGATCCTTTAGCACAGTCATTCAGAGTAAATGAGACTGGTGCATTCTTAACTTCATTCGACGTTTACTTTGCATCTAAAGATCCAAGTGCTAAATTAACAGTTCAATTAAGATTTGTTGAATTAGGTACTCCTACAGAAAGACTGGTTCAGGATTATGCTGAAATTGTTGTAAGTCCAGATTATATTAATGTATCTGATGATGCTTCTGTACCAACTACACTCAAATTCCAGTCACCAATATTTTTACCACCAGATGAAGAATTTGCTTTAGTATTCTTAGCACCATCTTCTGATAAGTTCACAATGTGGTGTTCAACAATGGGCGAGAAATCTGTTAAATCTGCAAATTTACCAGATGTTCAGAATGTTGTTGTATCTAAACAGTATCTTGGTGGTAGTTTATTTAAATCACAAAACGGTACAATATGGACTGCAAGCCAAAACCAAGATTTAACATTTAAACTTCGTAAAGCAAAATTTGTTGATAGTGGTTCTGTTAGATTCTATAATAGTCCAATTGAACCAGGTAATTTCAATACACAGTTACTCGTACATAATCCAATTCGTTCATTACCTCGAAAGTTAAGAGTAGCTATTGATGGTTCTGGAACTAGAACAGTTGCTAATCTTCCAATAGGAAGAAAAGTAAGTACAGGTGCAGCAGCAGATAGTGAGGATATCAGTGTAACTGGTGTAATTGAAGGTCACGGTGGATCTATAGTTGGTGCTGGTGATCTAATAAGTGGTGGTGTTGGGTATTCGTTTAGCAGTCTAACTGCAGTTCCAACCGTACCTCTTACTGGAAGTGGAACTGGATGCACTGTTAATTTAACAGTAGTCAATGAATCAGTTACTGCTGTAGCGATTAATGGTGTAGGATCTGGTTATCAGGTTGGTGATGTTTTAACTGTCGATAATTCAAATGCTCAAGTAATTAGAGGTGCTGGATTTAAATTTGTTGTTAAAAATATTTCAACTACATTTGATACACTATTTCTCACTGATGTTCAGGGAGAAAAATTCCCTAACAATGAAGCACTAGTAGAGTATGGAACTAATAATGATACAAGGGCAGTAATATCTAATGTTGCGGTCAATGGTGATTCCGTTCAAAACGGTGAATTATTCTCAGGTAAAGTTCTTGAAGTATTGCAAATTAATCACGCACATCATGGAGCAAACAATAAAGTTGAAATCAAAGATGTCAAACCAGATACATTGTTAGTTCCGATTACTGAAGCAATGACTGCGGAAAGTACCTCAGTTTCTATAGGTAACACTGCACCATTTTCAAAATTTGCTGGAATTACAGCAACTACAGGACAAGCACTTATTGAAAATGAAATCGTTCAATATACTGTTGGGACAGATGTACTTTCTCTTGTAAGAGGTGTAGGTGATACTGTTGCAGTCCCTCACGCTGTAGGTACAAACATTCAAACTTATGAAGCAGCAGGAATGCCTCTTGTTGGTATTAATACAGTAATTACAGTTCCTGCTAATGCATCTATTAGGGGTGAATCTGATATTGATTTCTATTATCTAGAGGTAGACACAGCAGCTATCACATCAAGAACAGATAAGCAATTACTATGTTTTACAGATGAAAGGGCATTTGGTGGTAATACAGTGAAAATTTCACAAAACCATCAATACTCATCAATTGAACCAGATGTTAACTTCCTTACACCATCTACAACAACTGATATTACTGCATCAGTTAGGACAATAAGTGGAACTAGTGCTGGAGGAAATGAAGTTTCATTCTTAGATCAAGGAGTTCAACCTATTGCTTTAAATCAATTTACTCATTTTGATAATACAAGATTAGTAGCATCTACCGTGAACGAGGACAAACTAACTGGACTTCCCAAACAGAAATCTGTTATTTTTGATATGAATTTAACATCTGCTGATGTGAATCTATCTCCTGTCATAGATTTGAAAAATCTAACATTAATATATCTTAGAAATAAGATTAACAATCCAATAGGATTTAATAATTATGCAACTGACTCTCGCACAAATCAATTACGTAATGATCCTCACGCATCGTCATTTGTGACTCAGAGAATCGAGTTAGCACAACCTGCTACATCACTTAAGGTATTAGTTGGTGCAAGTATTGAAGAGGGAGCAGATTTCAGAGTATTTTATCGACTATTCTCTCCTGATTCATCTGAGGTTTCATCTACTTACAGAGCGTTTCCTGGTTATGCAAATATGCTAGACACAGATGGAGATGGTTTTGGTGATGTAGTTATTGATGAAGCAAATAATGATGGAAGAGCAGATGCTTTCGTCAGAAACAGTAAATTTGATGAATTTAATGAATATCAATTTACAGTTGATGACTTAGAGCAATTTAGTGCCTTTACAATTAAAATTGTAATGACACAAACTAACGAGTGCAAACCAGTTAGAATAAGAGACTTTAGAGCAATAGCATTAGCATGATACCAGTAGATGGTTTCGGTAATCTATACCGTGACGAAAGTACAAATGCAATTATCAATACTGATAAAATAGGTTACGAAAATTATATCGCTAACCGTAGGTTTAATTCTAATAAAAAAGCAGAACTTGATAGTATGAAAAATGAGATTGAAACACTAAAATCTCTTTTACATGATCTATCTTCAAAGATAACGTCATAGTAAATATAAATACTTTTTAGATCTGAATTGCTAAACTTAGATGGCAAATATAAAAGTCAGAGTAGGACAGCAAAATGCCACAAAGGTGATCTCATCTCTGGCAGGTGCTCAAACTCTCTCATTAACAGAATTAAGTGATGTGAATATTTCTGGAACCTTACAAGATGGTATGGTTCTAGTTTTTAATGGAGTTACGAAAAAATTTGACGCAACATTGGAGTTGACTCCAGGTGCAGCACAGAATTTAGACATCAACGGAGGAAATTTCTGAAATGGCTAGTATAATTAGAATCAAACGTTCATCTGGTACAGCCAAACCAGCGAGTTTGAATTGGGGTGAGATGGCATACGTGACTGGTATAGGTCAGTTTGGCGGTGTTAATCAATATAAGGACAGGGTATTTTTAGGAGATGATGGTGCTAATGTCAATCCGATAGCAGGACATTATTACACATCAATGATGGAACATGAACCTGGTAAATTAGCAGGTCAAACAAATACAAGAAATACAGATGGTGGATTAGTAGCAATTCTTGATAGTGATAGAAAAATAGACTTATGGAATGTAGATAATTTAACTTTAGACGGAAATACATTATCTTCGACTAATAATAATGGAGATGTAATATTCAATCCAAATGGTTCTGGTGAGGTGATGGTTCCCGATGATACTAAACTTGGATTTGGTGGAGGTGCAGATGGAACAGCAACCGCTGATGCAACTATAGAGTATGATGAGGATGGATCAGATGAATTAAAATTTGCTGGAGCAAATGTAAACTTTACTAGTAGTAAAGTAACTGTCGGAGGAGATTTAATAGTTTCAGGTGGAAACTCTAAACTTGGAAATATTAGAATTGAAAATAATATTATTGCTTCAATTGCAGGTGCGGATAATAAAATATTCATTGACCCATATCCAGATGGATTAAGTAATGAAGGTGATGTCATCATCAAAGGTAACTTACAAGTTGATGGTACAACAACTACAGTTAACTCGACACAGACAACTGTAAACGACCCAATCATGATGGTTGGTGATACTACCAGTACAAGAACCGTGATGTCAACAATGGCATCAGGTGCAACACAGGTCGTAGTCGATCAAGTAACAGGTATTGCGGTTAATGATACTCTACTACACCCAAGTTTTTCACTTAGTGGTATCACAACAGTTACTAACGTCAATACTGGAACTAAGACTCTTACATTTCAAGGAACAGCGATTGCAGGAATCAGCACACAGACTGAAATAACAGTCGTACATGCCACTGATACTAATACTGACCGTGGACTTGGATTTACTTATAATACTGGTATAGGAACCGCAAATTCAACTGATGGTTTCTTTGGACTAGATGACAGTTCAATCGCCTCTAGCAGTGCTGGAACAGGCAATCACGGTACACACGGTGATAATAGTCGTAGATGGACTTATGTTCCTGATGCAACTATATCAGCTAGTGTTGTAACTGGAACAAGAGGTTTCTTAGATATTAAAGGTATCTACTATCAGTCAGGTGACTTTAATCCAGGTGGTGTTGTTTGGTTTGATAGTGAGGGTTTACAACAGTCTACTAATAATCCACAAACACCAGTTATTACTTCAAAACAAGTACTAACTGCAATTACAAAAGTTACGTTAAGTTCATTGAGTGCTGCTATAACAGTGTCAGTTGGTGATATTGTTAAACAAGATACTACAGGTGCATTTGGTGTAGTTGAAACAGCAGTGACAGGTGGTAATTCTGTTAATTTGATTGGTGTAGAGGGAACATTTAATACAACTAATAATCTAAGAAGAGAAGGTCAGAGTGGTGCGATTGCAAACCTAGCATCTGTACCTGGTGCTGCTACCAACGTCTATATAAACAAACCACATTGGACTTCAACCCTAGATGGAGGAACTTTCTAAATGCAACAAAACAGTGAAGTAGATGTTAATGTATTAGTGAACTTATATCATACAAAACTAGCAGCAGCATTAAATCAAAACGTTCTTTTGGAGGCAAAACTCCAAACTCTAAAAAATGATTATGAAAAGGAAAAGCATGAACTTTTAGAGGAAATCGCAAATCTCACGGAGAGTAATGGCAGCACCAAACAGTAGAGGACAACTTATAAACTTCGGTTTGCGTAAACTGGGTTATCCTGTATTGGAGATAAACCTTGATACTGACCAGATACACGATGCACTTGATGACACTCTTCAATTATATCAAGAGCGTCATTACAATGGCATTGAGAGAATGTATTTGAAATATAAGATAACACAGGAAGATATTGATCGAGGTACAGCAAAAGGAACTGATGGTGTTGGTATAGTAACTACATCAGGTATATCTACAAATACTGCAGGAACTGTAACAAGTAATTTTTACGAGACTTCTAATTTTATAGCAGTCCCTGACCATGTGGTTGGTATAAACAGAATATTTAAATTTGATACAAGTTCTATTTCAGGTGGAATGTTTAGTATAAAGTATCAATTATTTTTAAACGACTTATATTATTTTAACTCTGTTAATTTGTTGCAATATGCAATGACTAAAACATATCTTGAAGACATAGATTTTTTACTTACTACTGATAAACAAATAAGATTTAATCAAAGACAAGATAGATTATACTTAGATATTGATTGGGGAGCACAACAAAAAGATGATTTTATTGTAATTGATTGTTTTCGTGCACTTGATCCTGAAGAATATAATCAGGTGTATAATGATCCGTTTGTAAAAAGATATTTCGTTGCATTAATGAAAAAACAGTGGGGAATGAACTTAATTAAGTTTAGAGGAACAAAATTACCAGGTGGAATTGAATTAAATGGTAGGGAGATATATGATGATGGAGTCAGAGAGTTAGAGGAACTCAGGTCAAGAATGATGATGGACTACGAGACCCCTCCTCTAGACTTCATTGGGTGATGAATAATGGCATTAAATCCACATTTTTTACAAGGTTCGAGAGGAGAACAAAGATTAGTCCAGAGTCTAATTAATGAACATCTTAAAATTTATGGTGTTGAAATAACTTTTATACCTAGAAAGTTTGTTAATCAATCAACAATTATAGAGGAAGTCACTGCATCAAAATTTGATGATAATTTTTCTCTTGAAGCATATGTTGATACTTATGATGGATATGCAGGTGCTGGAGATGTATTAACAAAGTTTGGTATGAGTTTGAGAGACGAAGTAACTCTTACCATTTCAAAAGAAAGATTTGAAGAATTTATCGCACCATTTATGGATGCAGATGATGATATCGAGTTATCATCAAGACCTCGTGAAGGTGACTTAGTATTTTTTCCGTTAGGTCAAAGATTATTTGAAATTAAATTTGTAGAACACGAAGAACCTTTTTATCAATTAGGAAGTAATTACGTTTATAAACTTAAGTGTGAACTCTTTGAATACGAAGATGAGGTTATTGATACCTCTATTGAAGCGATTGATACACAAGTTGATGATGTAGGTTATATTGCAACCCTTCAATTAGTTGGTGTTGGTAGAACAGCAACCACAACACCAGTACTTGGAACTGGATATATTCGTGAAATATTCTTGAATAATGATGGTTCAGGATTTACAGGAACTCCTGTTGTTTCAATAAGCACATCACCTAGCGGATCGACGGGTGATAATGCAACTGCTGTAGCATTTACAACTTCAATTGCAAATGTCACATCAATAGATAAAATATTGTTGACTAATGCTGGTGCAAACTATACTACACCACCAACGATTACAATATCAGGTGGTGGTGGAACTGGGGCAGCAGCAACTTGCTCTATTAACACTACATCAAATGGTATAATAAGATTTACTATGACTGATAATGGTGTCGGATTCGGCACTGCTCCCACAGTGACTATTCCAATTCCAAATGCTGGTATAGCTTCTGATAGAGCTGTTGGTATTGCATCGATAGGTGATGCTGGTAACGGATTCAATCAAGTAAATTCAATATTTGTATCTAATCCTGGTGCAGCATACACAGGATCTCCAACAATTACAATCGCTGATCCAGAGACAATCAGTGGCATTGGTACTTATTTCTTCAATGAGATAGTTCAAGGTATGCGTTCTGGAACACAGGCAAGAGTTAAGAGTTGGGATGCTGATACGGGAATTCTTGAAGTAGGTAATGTCGGTATTGGAACAACAACTACAGGATTCTTTGCTGGTGAAGATATCAAGGGTCTTACATCAGGTGCTCTATTCAGCGTATCTAATTTCGATGATGACACAGACGATAAATATAATGAAGGCGACATATTTGAATCAGAAGCAGATTTAATCATTGACTTCACTGAGTCAAATCCATTTGGTAGTTTCTAATGTTAGGCAATTATTTTTATCACGAAATTATAAGAAAGACAGTTATTGCATTTGGCACACTGTTTAATGATATTCATGTTCGTCACGATGATGGTGCTGGAAATGTTATATCTGATATTAAAGTTCCAATTGCATATGGACCAAGACAAAAGTTTTTAGCAAGAATTACGCAGCAAGCAGAATTAAATAAAGCGACTCAAATTACATTACCTCGTATGTCATTTGAGATTACAAATATCTCCTACGACTCTACAAGAAAAGCAGGTATTACACAAACATTCAAGGCATTGGATAGTGATGATGGTGATAAAATGAAAAAGGTATTCATGCCTGTTCCATATAATCTTGGTTTTGATTTGAATATTCTAGTAAAATTACAAGATGATGGATTACAAATCCTAGAGCAAATACTACCGTTTTTTCAACCAGGTTTTAATATATCGATTGACTTAGTAAAATCAATCGGAGAAAAAAGGGATATTCCAATGGTTCTTCAAAACATCGCCCAACAAGATGATTATGAAGGTGATTTTGCAACAAGAAGAGCACTAATTTATACACTTTCATTTACAGCAAAAACATTCTTCTTTAATCACATTGCGAGAACTCCAGACGGACTTATCAAAAAAGTTCAGTTGGATTACTACTCAGATACAAATACAAGAACTGCAAAAAGAGAACAGAGATACACTGTTGTACCTAAACCAAAACAAGATTATAACGATGATGGTGTTATAGATACTGATGATACACCATTTATCGAACCAGGCGATGATTTTGGATTTACAGAAACAAGTTCATTCTTTGGTGATGGAAAAGAATTTGCACCTAATAGAGGGGTAGACATCTAATGGCAAAAGGTTACGATTCATTGAATGATACTTTCAATACTGATGGTAGTGTTGAGGTTGATGCAATTGTAAAAGCAGATGAAGTAACCAAGGTTGACGAAGTTAAAAAAGATTATGATTATACAAGAGGTAATTTATATTCACTCATAGAGAAAGGTCAAGAAGCGATCAATGGTATTATGGAAGTTGCAGGGGAAACTGCAAGTCCA